GCGGACGCAGACCACGGGATCGTCACTGGTGAATGCCGAAACCCCGACGCTGGCGGTTCCTTCATTCTTGAGGAAATCGTCGTCGTCGAGGGAGTAGATCGGCGAGCTCAGCGGCGTATAGGTCTTGCCGCAGCCGCTGATCGTGGCATCGCCATAGGGAACGAAGGTCAGCAACCCGCTCGACCAGACAAATTCGCCATTGAGGCCGGTCGAGAAATCTTTGAGATAGTCGTTGGCCGCTTGTGAGGCGACAACGGCCGGCGAAATGAATAGCCCTGCCGCAAAGGCATAATCTTGGAGCGTCGTCAGGCTGCCGATGTTCGCCGTCGGGAAGCCGCAGCCATAGCGCACGTCGGACAGGTAGTCGGTGAGAGATGCGGCCGGATCGGCATCGGGAATGTCGGTGATGACGACCTGCTTGTCGGCGTCTGCCGTCGCGAAGAGATACTGGCCGTAGGAGCCGGGCTGGACCGAGACGCTGAACTCGCCCTCGGCTGGCGTGCCGAGAACCTGTGTCAGCAGCTCGCCGGTCGAGACGAAGGCGACGCCCGGTGCCTGCGCGAAATCGATAATGGTGATGTCGAGGCCGGCGTCGAGCGCGGCGAAGGTGTACCATACGGGACCGCCATTCGCGGCGACCGAAATCGCATAGGTGCCCGACACGGTCGGCGTGCCCGTCACCAGGGCGAAGACGCGGCCATCGATGTCGACGACGCCCGAACTCGCCGAGCCTGGGATCTGCGATCCCTTGATGATCGAAGAACCGTTGCTCGTCGCGCCAGCTACCAGCGCCGAGGTCGCGGCATAGGGGTTTTGTGCTTGGTACTGATAGGGCGACGTGGCCGGGATGGTCACTTGCTCGACGACCGCTGCGCTCAAATTCCAATAGGTCGGGGTCAGTACCGGCGAGCCGCTCGACGGAATGGCCAGCGTCTCGGCGACCGCCGGCCCGACCGAGCCGCCGATCTCGTAATTGAGGTTCGGCAACGCCGGCGATTGGCCTAGCTGCATCGGGTTGTAGCCGACATAGCCGAGGCTGCTGTAGCCCAAGGCGTATTGCGGAAACGCCGTTTCCAACCAGCTCCACGGCGCCTGCCCCAGCGTGCCGTCGAAGGGGGTGAAGCCCTGAATGCCGGTGCTCTGTTCGGTCGCGGTCGAGAGCGATTGGCCCCACCATACCGTGCCGAAATAGCACAGCGGCCCCTCGGCAAGCCCGATGATCACGTCGGCCGAATAGCTGGTCTGCTGCTGGCCCTTGCCGCCACCACCACCTTTTCCGCCGCCCTTGCCGGGGCCGGTATAGGCGAAACCGCCGTACCAAATCAGATTTCCGGCGACGCGGTTCCGTCCATGCACGATGGCGATGGGCTGGCCGTTCAATGCCGTCTGGATACGCAGACTTGTTGCGGGAGGCGTCTTGTCGTTGACGCGACTGCCGCCGAAGAGAGCCGCCATCGCTCACCACCTCGAAAAGAATTTGCGCGGCCGCCGGGCGAGCTTGTGTGCGACGCCGCTGTCGGCGGTGACGAGGCGCGCTGGCGCCCAGGCATGCACGATCTGTGGCCAGCCGGGATCGACCACGATGCCGCCGTGGGCAAAGAGGCGCCCGATGCGGTATAGCACCACGTCGCCGCCCTTTGCCTGGGTCTCGGGGATTTCATGCGCGCGGTCCAGGACGATAGTCATGTACCGCTCGATGCCATGATGCAGCATGAAATCGGGCGGATACGGTTCGAGCGGCATGAATGGGGTGAGACCGCATTCGTAGAACACCAACCACACCAGCTGCGCGCAATCGACGCCGCCATTCGGACCCTTGGCGCGCCCCATGTGCCGGTAAGGGGTGCCAATGAAATTGCGCGCCGTGGCAACAACGGCGGCGCGCTCTGTCGCCTCGGTCACCGGGACACCTCAAGCGCGGCCATGCGCCGGCGGAGTTTTGCGTTCTCATCGGCGAGTTGCTGAATCGCGCGCACCATCGGTGCCAGCAACTCGCTGTAGTTCATGCGGTAGGTTCGCTCCGCGTCGGCCTCGCGCTCGACCAGCGCCAGACCGTCATCGCAGTCTTCCACGCGTTCGCCGAGCGATCGCGGAAGCGCCCGCGTGACGTCTTGCGCGATGAACCCATACCTTACCGTCCGGTCGTTGCCGCGGAACCGATATGAGACCGGCCGCAAATTGGCGATGAAATCGAGGCCGAGGTCGATGTCGCGGATGTCACGCTTTCGGCGTCGGTCGGAGATAGTCGTTATCGATGTGACGGCGGCATAGATTTTCGTGATCGAACTATTGCCAAGGACGATTGAGTTGGCGGCGGTCGTGGTCGCCTGATAGCCCAGCGCCATAGAATTGGTGTAGGCGGCGCTGGCGCTTTTGCCGATGGCCGTGCCGTCAAGGCCTGAAACCGAGGCCCCTGAGCCGATGGCGACGGAATCGTCGGCGGTCACCGAAACGCTCTTGCCGATCCCGACGCACTCCACATTGGCAATAGTCGCGTTGGCGCCAACCGCGATGGAATCTCCCCCCGAGACGGTGGCCGCATAGCCGATGGCCTGCGCGTAGCTCGCGCTTGCTGTGGCGTTCGTCCCGATTGCCGTCGTGTGATCGAGGCTCGCCGATGCCGCTTGGCCGACCGCCACGGCGTTCGTATTGCTGGCAACCGCGTTGGCACCGAGCGCGACGGCGTTCTGCGCTGTCGCGGTGGCCGCCGATCCGACTGCGGTTGCCTCGGCCACGCCGATGATGGGCGTAAAGGTCGCGGTACCTGATGGCTGGTAAAGCGTGACAGCCGAATTTTCCGGCGATGGCCAGCTCGGCGTATTGTTGCCGCCGGCCGGCGGATTGTCGTCGGGCGGATTGGCGTCGGATGTCGCGCTGCCGTACCAGGACCAAACCTGCTTCGACGGCAGCAGGTATTCGTTGTTGGTAGACGGGTTCTTATAATAGGTGAACAGGTATGAGGTGTTCGTGCTTTCAAGATGGACCGGTGCGTAGCTGCCGGACCAGGCCCACATCAGATTGACGGTCTGACCGCTGCTCCAACCGTTGGCAGCGGCGGTGCCCGTCGGAATCTGGATATTCTGGCTCGGCTGGCCGGTGACGTTGGCAATGTCGAAGAGCGGCACCGATGGACCCGTGGTGACGCTAAACGGCGTCCCGAGGACTTGCGTCGTCGCGCCGGCACCAATAGCCGTGTTGTCATGGCCTGCGATGGCCGCGTTGGCGCGGCTGCCGATGCCGACATGATTGTAACCGACCGAGACGTAGAGCGCGTGGTAGCCGAAGCCCGCGCTGTCGTGCATCGATCCCTGATAGCCCGACTGATGCCCGTGCAAATCGTTGTTGCCGCCCCAGCAATATTTGCCGGCTTCCCAGCCCACATAGTTGCTCTGGCCCGACGGCAGGAAGCGCAGCACAGTCGCGTTCACGCTGTGCGCCTGCGGCGACGATCCGTTCGCCGCGCGGACATCGAGGCCGATATGTGTCGCATCGACGTAGCGGCCCTGAATTACTTCCTGGTCGATGCGGAAGAACAGCGTGCCGTTGGCGTAGTTCAGTGTGCTCGGTGCCCACGGGGTCGCGCTGGCGACGGCGACCGTGCCGGTCTGGCTGCTCGTGATCGCGGCTGCCAGCGTTGTCGTGTCGGTGTCATAGCCGCCATCGGAATAAGCGCCGGCCTGATAGCCGAGCGAGTTGATCTGTGTCCCGAGGGAACCGAATCCGGCCCAACGGCCGACGAAGGTCGGTGCATAGGTGATGGCGTAATAGCCGGCCTGCTGGCCGAGGAATGTACCGGAATAGGCCCAGACGCCGCGCCCCGCGCGCTCGCCGAAAGCGGCGATGTGATCCGGCAGTTCAAGCGTCGCGCCTGCCGCGATCAAATCGGGCGTGACTGCCGCGACCTGCTGCAGGTTCGTGTCCGTCGAGAACCCACCGGCACCGGCATAATAGCCGCATACCATGCCGCGCCACGACATCGGCCAGTCCACCAGCTGCCCAATCGCCATCGACGGGTATTCGTCGCTGAGGCTCGTGACGTAAATCAGGCCGGTGCCGAGGGTCGCACCGATGAAACTGAGCGTCGCCTTGACATCGGTTGCTGGATCGCTGCCCTGCACCAGATGAATGAACTCGTTGCCCGTGAGCGAGCCGGCATCCGGCAACTGCAGCAGCGTCATCAAGGAAAGGTCGGACGTGTCCATTCGATCAGACCGCGAGCTCGGGAACGGGAATGAACGGCATGCCGCCGAAATTGGCGACGTTGCCGAAGGCGATGCAGGTGTTTTGCTGCTTGTCGCAGCCGGGGTAGGCCGAGAACGTGTCGCCGGCCAGAAGGGCGAAGGGGAACGGCGCCCGCAAGTTTAGCGTCGCCGGAGAGCCTGGCGTCCAGGACAGAATTTGCCGCGCGTACCCGGCATTGTTGCCGCTGGTCATCACGATGTGGCCGAGGTTGTACGTCCGGGAGCCGTTGGGCACGGAAACCGTAGCCGACAGCTGATTGCTGTTCGCGCTTGGAGCGGTCGTGACCGTGCCGCCGACGGCGAAGCTCGCTGCACTCAACGTGCATCCGGCACTGAACAACTGCCAGCGGCATGACGCCTGGTAGAGATTCCGCGGCATGTTCTGATTCAGCAATTCGAGGTGGGAATTGATCGAGATGACCGCGTTCGACCGGCCCAGATCGATTTCGGCGACGCGGCCGGTGAACACATTGACGACGCCGAGCGGCGACAAGCTCGACGCGTAGGCAAAGCCATCCCGGTTGTCGATGAACGCGCGATCGACCGCGACGACGGCCCCGTCGAGCGCGCCGGCGCGGAGTGCCGCGAGGAACCCCTGGTTGCCGATGGTCGCCTGCGGCGACGGGGTGCAAATCACCTGCCAGGTATCGACATCAAGCCCGATCTTCCAATGGCCGTAGGCCTTGTTCATTAGCTGGTCGAAATAGACCATCTTCGACGAATAAGTGACCGGGCCCGTGATCGTCGGCGCCGGCGGCAGCGGCGGCCCGGTGTTGACCAGCGGCGCCCCGGTGTTCGCATAGGGCACCGTGACATCGACATCGGACGTGGTGAACGCCAGGAACTCGCCGCCATTGATGGCACCGGCAGGAACAAAGGTGTAGAGGTCGCACAGAATTGCGGCCTCGGGCTTGGCGGCGAGATACGCGGCCAGAACGCCCGTCGAGGTCTCGTACTTGGCCGCCTTCATCAAATCACCTTCATCGTGGTGAAGGTCAGCTTCTTCAGTTCCCAGAAATTCAGCATGAAGCTGGAAAACTCGGCCGAGTCCTCGTCGAACCGGCACGGCCAGTTGTATTGGAAATCCGCCGTAACGGGCGCGCTCGCGGCGGGCGCGTTGCCGGCGTTGAACAGGATCCCATAGGTGAAACCCCAATTGGGATCGGTTTGGAACGTGTAGTTCGCCGACGGCACAACGGTGCTAGAAACCCGGACGGTGACAGAGCTCTGCGTCACGTCCTGGGTCGGTTCGGTGATGGTGCCGAGCGTGCGCTGGAAATTGAAGGTGCGGGTGGCGCCGTCGCCGTAGCCCAGGAGCTGCCCTGCCACCTGGTTGTCGTAAAGATCGTTGAAATGAAACGGCAGCGCGGCGCCGGCGACCGAGCCGAAGAAGCTCAGCAGCGCCTGCCAATCCTGATTTGCCGCGCCCGAGCCGAGATAGGAGAAGGTAAGGCTGTAGCGGTAGAGCGCGAAAGTATAAAGCTGGAGGCGAGTCTCCTTGCCGCTGATCGCTTGTTGCTTCAGCGTGCTGTGGATCGGCGTGCGTCCGACTGGCCAAGCCAGCCCCTGCAGCGACGGGAATGTCGGGATTGCCGGCATGGGCAGGATCAGCCCTCCGATACCGTTGAGAAAAATCAGCGCCGAGCCATCGAGCGTGGCGAGCGTGTTGAGCATGTCGTCAATAATTTCCCCGCGCGCTCGGATTGGCGGCGAGATAGGTGCCGAGATTGCGTGCGAACTGCCGCATGATCGCGGGGTTGTTGAACAGCGCGACCACCGACTTGCCGTCGAGCGCCGAGACTTGCGGCGCGAAGGTAATCGAGGCGGCGGCCGTCGCGGGGCCGCCGCCGTCACTGCCGCCGACGGCGCTGCGCAAGCCCGAGGCGAAGCTCTCCGGCACGATTGTTTCGCCGGCGTGAAGAACGCCGAGCATGTCCCGCGGAATGCTCCAGGCACCGACATCGAATGCCGCGATCGACCCCGCTGCGGCATAGACCGCGGCCTCGCCTGCAGCCGCCGGGCCTGCGGCCGCCGGTCCCATCAGGGGACTCAAGAACGCGAAGATGCCGGCGAAGGTCTGACCCGCATCGACCGCGATCGATTTGACGGCGCTCGCCACCTGCGCGACGAGGCTGGTGCTGGCGCCGGCGGTCTCGGCCGAGCTTCGCGCCGCGACGCCGGTGGTGGTTGCCGCGGTCTTCGCGCTCTCCATCACCAGATGAGCGAGCAATCCCTCTTGCGCCGCGGCCTGGTCGGTGCTGACGCCGAGGGCGCTGAGCAGCGCGTAGTTGGTGAAATAGCGGAGGTCGTTCGCGATTTCGGACTGGACCAGCCGCGACGCCATCGCCAACAGCGACTGCGACAGCGATTGCCGCCGCGAGAGAATGCTCTCGACGAAGGTGTCTTCCGCGGCGTCGATCTCCCGCAGCATGCCGCTCCACGCTTGTAGGCTGCTGCGCGCGCTGCCGCTGCCGGATTTGTCGATGGTATCGAAGAACGCTTCAGTATTCTTGGCGGCTTCGGCGAAGACCGGACTGAGCTCGTCGGTCGCGACCAGCCGGATTTCGACGGTGTTGTCGGCCATCGAATGTCATCCTTTCGCGCGCGCCAGGTTGGCGACATTCAGCGTGCCCGCCGGCGCCAGCGCCGCTAGCGCGTCGAACGGCGATGCGGCTTCGTTCTGGCGCGCCGGCTTAAAGCCGAGCAGCGCCCGCAGCAGCAGATGGACGGGCGGATAATCCTGCCAGTAGCGTTTGAGGGCGCGATAGCGGGGGATGGTCAGCGCATCGACCTGGTGCCAATCCCAGCCGGTCGAGGCGATGATCTGGGCATAGAGCAGATCCCAATCCTCGGCCCTGATGCCGAGGCTCAATCCCCCGCTTGGGCTTCCCCCGGCGCGGTATCTCCGACATAGCCGCTGAGCCGCAGCACGGCGCGCGTCGCCGCGACGATCTCATCTTTGCTGCCTTCGAGATCGAGAATCGCGTCGCGAGTGAGCGCGGGGTCGCTCCGCCCCAGCGCGGCGGCAAGAATGTCGATCGCGGCGTCGAAGTTGATTCGCGTCTGCACGCCGGCTTTGAGCGCCTGGTCCAGCGCCGTTTCGATGTCGCGCAATTGGCGGAAGGTGAGGGGGCGGATGGTGAATTGCCGCCTGCCCAGCGCAATGGTCGCCGTCTCGGCCATCACGACGCCTCGCTGAAGGACCAGTCGAGGACGTTGCCCGCCGCGTTCGCGAACACGGAAAAGTCCAGCTCGGGGACTGTGAAGTCCTCCAGCTTGGTGGCGTAGGAGAGTTTGGAGCTGACGCAGTTATAGAGCGACACGGTGACGGTCTTGCCCTGGAAGCTGGTGAAGAGCTGCGCCGAGAAGGTTGGCGTGGTGCCGATCGGCTGGTTGAGCAGCGGAATCTTCTGGCCGCCGCTCGAGGCGGTGTAGATGTAGTTGATCAGCACCGCCTTGCCGGCATCGGCGGCGTTGAAGGTATAGACGCCGGCGGAAACGCTGTATTGGCTGGCGCCGGGCGTGCTCGCCACCAGCGTCAGCGGCAGGCCGCTCGCGGCATAGACCACGCCGTAATCCGCGACGAAGCTGCCGGCGTGGGCGACGCTGATCGTGTAGGGGGAGCTCGCCGGCACGGTGTCGGCCTCGCCGAAGGACGAGGCGGTATAGCTGCTCGATATGGTCATGCCGAAGAACAGGTTATTGAAGGCGAGGCCGCTGATCTGCGCCATCTTGGCCTTGCCGGTCATCTTGGCGGTGCCGCGGCCGATGGCGATGGCGAATTGATTCTGGCCGTAGAGTTCCTTGGTGGTGTAGCTCAGATCGAGCTGCACCTCTTGAACCAGGCCGAAATTGATCGGCGTCGCGTCGGCGATATCGGTGCGCGCGCCCAACAAGACGCCCGAGCCGAATTGGAAGATTGCCATGAGATGCCTCTCGTCAAATGGAGGATTGGGAGACAGTCATCGATTGTCAGTCATCGGTTTTCTGTGCTCGGCTCTGCCCGACTGACGACTGAAAACTGACGACTGACAACTCAGGAAACGACGATCCGGATCGGCACGATGGCGACCGACTGGCCGCCCAGCGTGCCTTCATCGGTTTCGATCTTGCCGTTGATCCAGGCCTGGTAGGCGAGGCCGCCAAGGCTCTGAACGTTGGCGGCGAGGTCGCCGCCGGCTTGCGGCGCCAGCGCCGCCTCGATGGCGTCGAGCAGTGGATTGAGCGCCGTGGTCGGCGGCGTCAGCTCATCAGGCGCGTGGCAATAGACATAGGCGTCGATGTCGCAGGTCCATTGCGTCGGCAGGCCGCGCTTTTGCTCGGCGGTTTCGCTCTTTTGCGCGATGAACAACGCCGGCTGCTCGGCAGCGGCGACGTCGGACCAGTGGCGCAGGCGCCGGCTCGCGGTGGTGAAACCGGCGCAACCGGCAAGGAGCGCGAACAGCGCCCCATAGACAGGCTCGCGGTTCATAGCGCCGCTTCCTCGGCCGCGGCGGCGTCGATTTGCGCCAGCGCCTCGGGCGCGACCGCGGCGAGGGCCGAGCGCAGATAAGAATGCGCCGGGTAATCGACCCGCCGGGCGAACGAACGCACCGCGACCGCGCGCGGGGCGATCGGGCGGCCGAACGCCTCTTTGATCGTCCGCAGATGCGCACGCATCGTCTCGGTGCCGTGGAAGCCGAACTCCTGATAGGCAGCATACGGCACGTCCGCAACGCCGACGGAGACCCCGACATCGTTGCCGGCCGATGTAACGGCGACATCGACCCCTGCCGTCAGGCGGCCCGAGCGTTTGCGCAGGACCTTGCCGCCGAGATTGTCGCGTACGGTGTCTTGGAGCGCGATGCCGAGCGTTTGCATGACACCGAGCAAACGTGTCGCCAACCGATCCGGAAACGACCGCAGCGTCGCGACGGTGTCGGCGCCGCTTCCGACCTCGAGCGCGATCATGGCGTGAAGTTCCGGCGATATTGGTCGATCAGGGTCTGGACGTCGGCCGGCATGTCCTTCTGGGTGAAGGCGACGATTTCGCCGGCGAGAGTCTTCGACACCTGACCGATCCGATCGCGCTCCTTGTAGCGCAGGCACACCAACTCGACGCAGGCCTGCGCGATCTCGGGCGGCGTCGATTCGTGGCCCGCGGTGTAGGACACGGTGACGTTCTGGAAACCGGGCGTGAAATGCCAGCCTTGCAGATAGAGCATCGTTGGGCTGAAGACATAGCCCCGCGTCACCGCGTCCAGCGCCGGGGGTACATCGAGCCCGTCGATGGTCAGGCTCGCCACGGCGGTCACCGGCGCGTTGGCCAGAACCAGCCGCTGCCCACCGTTGCCGTCGCGCGTTTCGACATAGGCCGTCGCGGCGAGCTGGCGGTTGAGCCAGGTCTGGATGAACTGGCTCGCCGCCGTGATCAGCCCCGTCAGCAGCGCATCGTCGGCCGTCGTGGTCAGCGGCGGCGACAGCCAGCCTTTGACGTTGTCGAGCGTGGTGAGATCGCCGGCCGCCATCGCGCGCGCCTCTTTCCGTCAGCCGTTGGCGATATTGGTGATGGCGCCGAGCGCGAAGGGCGCGTAGATCGCCAGCACTTCCTCGGCATAGACGCCGACTTCGCGCTGCCGCGTGCGCAGCGGCCAATCGACCCGGTAGTAATCGCGCCGCGTTTTGATCTCGGCGACGTTCGGCACCTCGTTGGACTGATAGGCCGAGGGCAGGCGTTCGCACCAGCCGATCAGCGTGCCCGGCGGCAGGTCGGGATGGACCTTGACCGGGATCTTGACGCCGCCATCGAGCGCGAACGGGTTGAAATAGAACTCGACCGCACCGGCCGCGACGATGGCGTAGGGGTCGGGCCCATCCGCCGACGCTTCGTAGCGCAGCAGCGGCGAGGCGGTGCTCGACAACACTTTGGCGGTGATGTTCTTCAGCTCCTGGCTGTTGACGTACAGCACGGTCGGCGACAGCCGATAGTTGTCCCACATCAATTGCAGCATCGTGTCGATCTCCTCGATCGAGCCACGGCCCGAGGAGGTGAGCGTACTGCCGATGCCGGCGGTGCCGGTCGCCAGGGTCTGGACATAGGCATTGTTGGCCGGATTGAACGCGGCGGTCAGCAGCCCGTCGAACGCTAGGCTGGCATTCGTCGAGCAATCCGCACTGACCGCCGAGGCGGCCTGACGGCTCGAGGCCAGCGGCGCGTTGAACGCGGCGCTGTCGATGGTGCTGATGGCTTGCAGCGTCTCGGAACCGGCGGCGCCGACGAACCAGGCATACGCGACCGCGCCGGCGACCGGCGCGACCGAGGCGTAGAGCGTCTGGCCCAACGTCACCGCCTGGGTCGCGTTCGCCGATTTGTTCGAAGAACCGGCATTGAGCGTGTATTGGTTGCCGTCGGCGCCTGTAAACTGCGTCGCGGTGGCGATGCCGCCGGCGAGGCTCGAATTCTTCCAGCCCTCGAAGGTCAGCGCCACCGCGATCACGGAGTAGGTTGCGGCGGGCAGGGTGGCGCCGGAGCCGGAGGCGGACAGGGTCGGGGTCGGCGCGGTGCCGAGCGCCAGCGAGGCGTTGCCGCCGAGGATGCCGCATTCCTCCTTGCGCATCATCTTCTGCAGCAGGCGGAGCGTCATGGTGGCGTCGAGATCCTCGAAGCCTTGCGCCGCCGCCTCGGCCTCGAAGCTCAACTGGTCTTCCTCGCCGAGCGTGACGAAGGTCGCCGACTTGGTCGAGGCGACGTAGGACATGCGCGCCGAACGCTGGCCCTCCGGGACCCAGCCCATCGCGTCGTAGCCGGAGCCGACAACGGCGTTGACCGCGCGCCAGCTCGTCGCCGTGCCGGTGCCGCCGCCGACCCGGGCGATCGAATTGCGCAGCGGCGTGACCGTGGGATAGAGGTTCTTCGACGGCGCCTGCAGGTCGATGGCGGTGAGGCCGGTCGAAAGCGTGATGCTCTTGGCCAGGTCGCCCTTGGCGAGGGCCTGCTTCATCAAGGCGAGCGTGTCCTGCGTGACGTTACCGTTCATGTCGGTCTCCGTTCAGTGGTCAGTTGTCAGTGATCAGTTCTCAGCTTCGCAGCGGCCAGTCATTCCCACCGATGACCGACAACTGACGACTGATAACTTCTATCGGGAAATCGGCCGCGGAAAGCGCAAGGCGAGCTTGGTCAGTTCGAGGGCGCGGCGTTCCGCCGGCAGCGTTTGGAGGCGTACGACGAAGTCCTCGACGGTTTCGCCGGCTCCACCGCCGCCATCCTGCTCCTTCGACACCGCGATCGCCTTCGCCAGCGCGCGTGGCGGCAGCGGCTGCGCCTCCAGCGCTTCGAGACGCTTGGTCAGCGCCGCCATCTGTTCGGCGAGCGGCATCAGCTTCGCCAACTCGTCGCTATGGGCGTGCTTGTGCGGCTCCCCGAGACAGTCGGCGCCGAGTTCGACGGCGAGGTCGTGGAGTTGCTGCACCCGCGCCAGATCCTCGCGGCTGTGCCGGGCGCCGGCCTTGAACAATTCGATCACCGCCTCGGGATTGGCGGGGCGATCGACCAGGCTGATTTCGAGCAGATCGACGCCGGTGATGACGTGCTTCTCATCGGGATCGCGGGCCGTGACCCGGCCGCCGATGGAAAAGCCTTTGTAGACGCCTTCGACCACCTTGTGCCACGCCTCGTCATCGACAATTCGCGCCGCAAGGTGCAGGCCCTTGTCGTCGAGCTCCGCGGCGCGGGCGACGCCGACCGCGGAGGGTTGGTGCATCTCGCGAATATTGGCGAAGCGCATATAGTCGGGCAGGGCGGCCTCGATCGCCTCCTTGCGCACGATCTCGCCCTGGCTGTCGAGCGCCTCGGTCGAGGCATAGCCGAACACGAGGCGCTGCGTTTCGTCGATCTTGGCGATCGGCGCGAAAAGTCGCATATCGGTATCTCCAAGGAAGCGGTGATGGGTGGGCGCGATGACGCGATGGCTGAAGATGGTGCTCGTTGCCTTGCTGGCTCTGAACGCCGTTCCCGCGGTCGCGGCCGAGCCGGATTGCGCTAAGGCCGATACCCAAGCGGCGCTCGATCTCTGCGCCGCCAAGGATTTGAAGAACGCGGACCGGGAGTTGGCCCGCATCCGCAAGCAGCTGGCGAAGGAAATCACGGAGGCGACGACCCGGGCCGCTCTCGATGAGGCGCAGAAGACCTGGGAGGACTACCGCGACGCCGAATGCAAATTCGAATCGAGCGGCGTGGCCGGCGGCACCGCGGAGCAGATGGTGATCGCGCTGTGTCAGACCCAGCGCGCGCAGACGCGCATCCGGGTGCTGAAGCGCATCCTCGACTGCAAATCGGACGACCTCACCTGTCCGCAACTCAAGCACTGAGCGGCGCGTCGGCCGCGCCATAGACGGCGTCGCGGAACAGCGCGCGCTCGGCGCGCCGCCGCCGCGCCAAGCCGGCGCTGACCGTGGCGACGCCGTTCACGACGATCTTGTCCCAGGCGAAAAACTGCGCGGCGGCGCCGGCGAAGTCGCCGGCATTGAGCTTCGCCAGCAGCGTCGAGCGCACGAAATGCCCGGCGCCTTCGTTGAAGGTGAAGGAGATCAGGGCGTCGAATTCGGCCTGCGTCAGCGCGACGGTAACGAGGCGGCGCACAGCCGCCTCAGCCTCAGCGGCGTCACGGCGCAAAAGCGCCAGCGCCGCGTCGCGCGAAATGCCATCGGGATAAGTCTCGCCCGGCCGCAGCGCATGGCCAAAGCCGATGGTGGCGACGCCCGCGGCATCCTCATAAACGACGGCGCGGAAGCCCTCCTGCGCAGCGATGAATGCGAGGCCCGCCGCGCTCAGGGCCAAGCTTTCATTCATGGGCCGCCACCCCGCCCAGCGGCGTCGCGCCCGCGGCGGTGACGATCATCGGCTGGTCGCCGCCGGGCACCGGGTCGAGGCCGATCTCGGCGCGCACTTCATTGATGCTCTTGATGCCGTTGGCGACATAGGTGTGCGCTACGTTGGCGGCGGTCGCGGGGTCGGGCGCGCTGTCGTCGCGCCACTGAAATTCGAGATCGGGCGCGCCGAACTCCGTCACGATGACGTAATCGACGAGCTGCTTGATCCAGCTCTGGATCGGCGCCAATCCCTCGGACAGCGCCGTCGCGTGCGCGGTATCGGCGGTGGCGCGGTTCATATGCTCGACGAAAGGCTGCGGCGAGATCGAGAAGGCGAAGCAGATCACCCGCGCCAGCCATTCGTCGTAGTCGTTCTTGAGCTCGGCGTCCTTGGTCGGGATGAAGGTTTTCGCCACGCCGCCCGGCACGAACTTGGCGTGGCGGCGCTGGCCCAGATTGCCCTCCAGCAGCGCATCCCAATATTGCTGGAATTCGCGGATTTGGTTCGGTCCCCAGCTCTCGGGCGTGCCGATCAGCGCCTCGGGCACGTTGCCTTCGGTGTAGTAGCTGAGCTGGAACAGCTGGCGGCGCAGCGCGATGTTGACGGTCATCACGATCTGCTCGACCGGCGAATAGCCGTAGATGCGATGGGCGCGCAGGTTGCGCGGCCGATAGAGCAGGTCGCTTGTGGTGAGGTCCGCCGCGGGCAGGCCATGCAGCACTTGCTGATAGGCCGGGTCGGGCGGGGACGGCGTGCGGCCGTCGGCGTTGAGGAGGCGCTTAACCGTGGCGCCGTCGATCGGCTCCAGCGCGTAGAGCCGGCCGGCGCGGGTGCGGCGCAGATAAAGTGCCGGCGCGTCGATGACGAACAGATCCTCGAGCAACTGGCGCAGCCAGCCCGACCAGAAATTCGCCCGGTCGGGCATGCGGAAGAAGTCTTCGATCGCGGCGATACGCGGATCGCGGCGGCGCGCCGCCGGTTCGCCGTCGGGCAGGGCGCGCCGGCGGATGGTCCAGTCGAGCCGCTCCACCTGGTCCTTCCGCGTCTCGATCACGGTGCGCACCAGGTCGCAACTGTCCGCAAGCGCGCGGAGCTGCGCGAACGAGATCGGCTCGTCGGCGCGCGGCCGCGTCTCGAGATTGTAGCCGACTGGATAGTCGAACTGGCGGCCGGCGACCTCGGGCGGCGCTTGCGGCGCGAGCGGCTGGAACGGGCCGAACCAGGTCGACGGCGTGACGCCGCTGATGATGTAGCGCACGCCTTCGCGCGCCCGCGCGATCATGCCCGGCGGAATCGGCGTCGCGGTACCGGCTGGAGGCATTCGTTCCTCACGAAGCGTTTGTATTGAAGCTGAATCGTCATGGCCGGGCTTGACCCGGCCATCTCAGGCCATTCGACGGCCCGTCGCGCGCCTAAGACCCGCGGGTCAAGCCCGCGGGTGACGGAATGGGGCCAATTCGCCGTCCCGCTCCCGCACCAAGCCCTTGTAATATTCCAACAGCCCCGTGCCGCTCTGCGCGATCATCAAATCGGTCAGCGCCCAGACCAGCGCGTCGACGCGGTCCGGCGACGGCCCGTCGCCGGCGCGCGCGCCGGTGAAGGCGCACATCTGATCCTCGAGCGCGGCCAGGCGCCCGACATGATGGACCCGGCCCTGCTCGTAGAGCGCCGCCACCGGCTCGGCGCGCACACGCTTGCCGCGGCTCGCATGCACGGCGCGGAACGACACGTTGGCGTCGATCACGCGCAGCGTCGCCCCGATCATCTCGCCGCCATTGTTCGCTTCCGCGACGATGCGGTCGGCGCCGTGGCTCTTATAGGCGGCGACGGCGCGCCGCGCCCATTCCGGCGGCGCGTAGCGGCCCGATAAATCGTCGAGCACATAGCCGTGCCCGTCCTCGCCCAAGGCCGCGACGACGATGCCGGTCTCGTCGGAGTCGGCGCCGGCACTGGCCGCCGGGTCGATCGCGACCACGATGCGGGCCAGCGCCGGCGCCACCGGCACGCCGCCGCGCTCGAGCGAGTCGCGCGACCACAGCGCGCCGGGAACGTCGTCCAGCAGCTCCGCCAGCAATTCCTGGCGGCCGAGCCGCGTGCCGCGATAACGCGCGACGATGGCGTCGAAGAACGCCGGCGCCAGATTCTCGCGGTTGTCGAAACTGGTGCCGCGCGTCACCTTCACCGTCGGGTCGGCGATCAGGCTGCGCAGCAGACGCACCGAGCGCGGCGTGGTGGTGACGACGCAGCGCGGATCGGCGCCGAGCCGCAGCCCGAACATCAGCATGTCCCAGGCCTCGTTATAACGCCACGCCGCCAGCTCGTCGCACCAGGCGGCGTCGTGCTGCGGGCCGCGCAGCCGGTCGGGCTCCTCGGCGGAATAGGTCGTGGCGACGGCGCCGTTGGGCCACACGATGCGCCGCTTCGACGGCAGATAGAGCGGCCGCGCCCGCTCCGGCGTCACCGCCAGGATGCCGCTCGCGCCCTCCACCATGACGTCGCGCGCGTCGGCCGCGGTCGGCGCCACCAGCGCGATGCGCCGGGCGCGGCCTTCCTTGACCTGCTCGCGCACCCATTCGGCGCCGGCGCGCGTCTTGCCGAAGCCGCGCCCCGCCAGCATCAGCCATACCCGCCAGTCGCCCGGCGGCGCCAGTTGCTCGTCGCGGCCGATGGAACCGTTCCACATCGCGTCGAGCGCGCCCTGATCGTCCGGCGTCAGCTCGGTACGGGCGCGATCGAACGTCGCTTCGTCGACGACGCGGCCGATGCGTTTTCGCGGCGGCTGCGACATCTCCCCGGCCCCGCTCCACCAAAGAAAAGCCCCGGTCGAGCGCGGCTCGCCGGGGCGGAATTCTCATGATCGCAATTCTATACCACAACTCTCCGGTTTTGTCAAGAACAAAATGCGAACACGACCTGTCCGGCCTGCGCCGGGATGGGGAGAATTGGGTCGGCTTCGACCGATCAAGCCTTAGTCTTCCGCGTCGGGTTCGGCGCCGGCCTCCTCGTTCAGCATCTCCTCGATGCGCGCCTTCAGGGCGGCGCGGGCGCGGCGCTGCTGCTCGTTGGAATAGTCGCCGGCGAAGGGCTGCGAGCGCGGCCGGAAGATGCCGAGATGCCGCGCGATGGCGTCGAGCGCGGCGCGCTTGTCGTGCAGCTTGATGCGGCCGCGGCTCGTGCCGGTGCGCGACAGCTCGACGATCGCGGCGGTGTCGTCGGCGGAAATCTGGGTGTGCTCGCGCAGCTCGACGCCCTCCTTGCCCCAGGCGGCGAGTCGGCCGATATCGCTGAAGGCGAGCCGCGCGTATTCGCGCAGCACCCGGTCGGAATCGATCTCGGTGCGCCGTGCCCGCGCCGCCATGCCGTCCGCCACCGCGGCCGCGATCGCGGGCTTGCGCAACAGCACGAAGCAGGCGCGGCGGGCATAGCTCTTTTTATACTTGGCGCGCAGCGCCGCCTGCGTCGCGTTGAGGTCGATGAGATATTCGCGGACGAAAACCTGCTGCTTCGGCGTCAT